CATGGCAAGTTCCGACATGCAGATGCTGGAAGGACTTATCAGAGACCTCGATGCCGTAAACGATTCAACTCGATTGCTGCTCGGTCAGGTGGTGCACGAAGCAAACAAGAAAGCAGTCAAGGATATCCTCGACCCGATGAACGGGTACATTGGCACCGAAGAATCTCCTGACCAGTTACCCGCATCATCAGTTCTGCCAAGGTCGGCAAACAACATGGACATGATGGAAGACGAAGAACCGCAGATAGACCCGTTGAACGTCTTGTTCGGTGACTCGATTAATCAAACGGAGGAGCGAGACGAGCTGGGCAAGAAAGTCTTTCCATCCATGTACTCGGACAACGAGTGGGGCGTGCCAACACTGAACCTGATGTACCAGCTACAACGAGTGCCGGTGCTCATCGAACGGTGGGGTCGAATAGCACGACACAACACTCGCATGCCTGGATTGTGGCACTTCTACACCGACGATTACAAGTTTACTGGCGTGTGGAAGAATCCCGACGTGGTCGTCAACACAGGAGCGATTGCTGCTATTGAGCCTAACTTCAGTACCGGCAACAACTATGCGAAGGCTGAGGTGCTGTACAACCTTTGGCAGAAGCGTTGGCTTGCTTCGTACTGGCAGTCTCGTGGGATTGAGATTGTGGTTGACCTGAATGTTGAGTACAAGTTCCGTGACATTGCGCTACTCGGAGTGCCGAAAGGTTGGCGCTCGTACGCTATGCGTCTGCACGAGTTGGATGGATACGATTTGGAAAACGTCCTTGAGTGGGAAACAATTGCCAAGGAGCACGCAGGCACAGACGATATCCTGTTCATGATATTTGCTACAAAAACCAAGGGTGTAGAGGAATTGTGCAAGGAACGTGGATGGATTAACTGCAAGATGGACGCCCAAGTAAAAGGCAGCGTACTATGACAATAACTACCGGCAATCGAAAGCCATTCACCATTGAAACAGTGGTTGGTCAAGACAATACAGAATCTGTTGGGAATACAAATATTGTCTTGCCTCGGTTATACCCTGCGCAGATGGTGGTGCGCCAGCAGTCACGTCGTTACAACATGATTTGCTGCGGACGTCGGTGGGGAAAGACCACCATGTCCGTCAACTTGATTGCCGAAGTTATTCTGGCAGGGAAGCCTGCTGGATGGTTCGCTCCAAACTATAAAATGTTGACTGAAGCGTGGCGTGACATCACCGAACGTCTTGCACCTATACAATCTCGTATCAACACGCAAGAAAAGCGTGTGGAGTACGTCACAGGCGGAGTCCTTGAGTTCTGGTCTCTGGAAAACAAGCGTGTTGCCCGTTCCCGTAAGTACGCTCGAGTGATTATTGACGAAGCGGCATTCTGTCAGTCACTTGACACCACGTGGCGTAAATCTATCCGTCCAACGCTCACCGACCTGCGAGGTGATGCGTGGTTTATCAGCACGCCGGACGGACGCAATGCGTTCTATCGTATGTGGCAGGCGGCACAGTCTCAACCGGACCGCTGGTACACGGTGCAACGCTCGTCGTACGACAATCCGTTCTTGGCTCGTGATGAGTTGGATGAATTACGCACGCAGTTGACCGAGCGTGAGTACCTGCAAGAGATTTTGGCGCAGTTCATCTCAGAGGAAGGTTCTGTCTTCCGCAATGTCGGTGCCGCAATCGTAGAAGGCGTGTCGAGTCAACCAGAACCAAACACGCAGTACTGTTTTGGCGTTGACTGGGGGCGTACAAACGACGCTACAGTTATCGTGGTACTGGACGTCAATGCAAAACAGGTGGTGCACGTTGACCGCATGATTAAAACCGGCTTTGACTTACAGGTCGGCAGGTTACAAATGCTGTACGACCGGTACAAGCCTCAGACCATTATTGCGGAAACCAACAGTATTGGTATGCCACTNATTGAGCGCCTGCAACGGATGAATCTTCCAGTTCGTGGCTTCACTACCACAAACTCGTCCAAAGGTGAGTTGATTGAAAAACTGTCACTGGCGATTGAAAAAAATGAGATTGGGCTAATACGGCACGATGTTCTCTTGCAGGAGCTGATAGCATATACTCAAGAGCGAACACCAGGTGGACAGATGCGCTACGGTGCACCTGCTGGAGAACACGATGACTGCGTGATGGCACTTGCACTCTCGTGGTACGGTGTATCTAATGCGGCAATCAATCTGCTCCAGTGGTATCGAGACAAACAAACACAGCGCCTGCTGATTCAGGCTCAGACAGCCGTGGCGGAGACAGACGACGATGAGTGATGATAAACCAACAATACCACGACGAAACACCTACGCTCCGAAGCGTGACCTTACTCAACTTGCCGGACGTCTCGGAGCAGCGTGGGACTTGCTCGCTGGTCGTCCATTCAGTCCAGGTCTTCCTGTTGAACCAGACCCTGTAACCAACGGTCAAACACCACGCCAGTATCAATTCACGGTCGGGCAAAACACCAGCAGGTTCCCTCGTGGCGAAACCATGAAGGGAACTTCGCTCACTCCCTACGACCAGTTGCGGCAACTTGCTGCGACGTACGACGTGGCTGCGTTGTGTATTGCTACTCGAGTGGAACAGATGCAAGGGCTTCAGTGGTCGATTGTTCCAAAAGACAAGCGCAAGATTGGCGATACGGAAGTCATGAAGCGCCTTGAGGCTATGACGCACTGGTGGATGTACCCTGACCGTGTCAATGACTTTCCGACGTGGGTCGGCATGTTGGTGTACGAGATTCTGAGCATTGATGCAATGACGCTGTATCGACGGCGTACCCGCTCTGGGCACTTGTATGCACTCGAGGTGGTAGACGGTTCCACAGTCAAGCCTATCATTGATGAGCGTGGTCGAACGGTCGGATACCAGCAGGTACTGTGGGGCGAAACCATNAGCAACTTCTCACGTGCATATGCCGACGCTCCAGACGAACAAATCTTTCTGACTCCTCAGGATGTTATCTATCGTCCACGGTATAGCAGGTCGTTCTCACCGTACGGTTTTCCTCCAACCGAATGGATTATCCTTCGAGTAAATACGGCACTGCGTAAGCAGACCATGGACTTGGCGCACTTCACAGACGGAAACGTTCCTGCAATGTTGGCGTCACCTCCTGATGGACTGATGGACCCCCAGCAACTCCGTGAGTTCGAGGAATTGTTCAACGCAGACCTTGCCGGCGTAGACCGAGCACGTGCCAAAATCAAGTTCATGCCATTCAACGCTAACCTGCAACCGCTTTCTCCGTTCAACTACTCAACAGAGATTGACGAATGGATGATGAAGGTCACCTGCGCAGCGTTTGGCGTTCCACCAGCAGAACTGGGCTTTACTGCGGACATTAATCGGGCTACGGCACTGGCACAAGAGAGTGTCACCTATCGACGTGGTATCGAGGGTATGGCGCAGTGGCTCAAGACTATGTTTGACCGTATCATTCACGACGATTTTGGTTCACCTGACTTAGAGTGGCAGTGGAACTTCGGTAAGACCGACGACCGCATGCTCCTTGCACAGTTGGACCAGTTGTACACCGGCATGGGTGTGTTGACTCCAGACGAAGTTCGGTCGATGCGCTTTGGCAGCCTGCTTGGTGCGTCACCACACAGCGAGGACCAGCAAGAAGGTGACAAAAACCGGCTGGGCAGCAGTGTTCGCAATCGTGCAGGAAACTGGAACACGCTTATCAAAAGCAATGTGGTCACCAAGTTGCCGCAACACCTGGTGTCAGCCGACGCTCCACCGGTCGAAGAAACCATCGCTGATGCGTTCCCAAAAGACATGATGCGTAGTGTGCTTACCTCAGCCATGTACACCATCCTAGGCGACGTCCTCATGCAACAACAACACAAAATAGCCAGTTCGCTCTCGGGCGCTATGCACCCTGACAGTCCTGCATCGTTAGTAATTGCGGCATCGTCTGCGTTGAATGGCGAACCTGAGCGCATTGCCAAAGAGATTGGTACCGCCATCTACGACGCAGTCAAGATTGGTATGACCACCACCATGATGAAGTCTGCTGAACAACCTGCATTTGGCGATACCGTGGCTGTCGGCAAGATGTTAGCAGAGCAAGAGGCACTGCGGGTCGGTACATACCTCACCGAGGTCACACGTGCCAACCTGGAGCGTCTGCTGGGCACTATGGAAAAGGCTGAGTTCAACAAGACCATCGTGTTCCAAGCATTCCCTGCACAGCGCACTGGAATAGCGGCATCTACGGTTAATCGAGCGTATCACCTAGGCGTGGTGTACATTGCCAAACAAATGGGCAAGCCTGTTGTGTGGGACACCAGTGACTGTCCTACATGCACGGAGGCACCGACCACCGAGACCATACCGAGCGTCAATGCAGCGTGCCGCTGTACGCTAACTATCGGGGAATAGAGCAATCCCACAGTCA